ACTCAATCTCAGTGTAAGGTGAGTTGTAACACTCAAACTCTACCCTCTCTGCCAAACTATCAATCAATGATAGTACATGATAATCAGGTAGTTGCTCTCCTATTTGTTTATAGTAGGATTCAAATTGTTCTCTGTCTAGATTCTTGATATATGGAAATCTAACAATAAAGATTGGTTTGCTCATAATTTAATTACTTAGTGGTGCTTTAATTGTTGGGTGTGATTATCAATTAAATGGCCAACCAACAAAATCTTCTAAATCCATAATTGACTCCAATAAAGATATACAATAATCTTCGTCTTTTGATTCAAATTGTTGAGCCTTTAATTCTACACCGTCATTAAGCTTTCGTGTGTAAAATAATTTGAATGTATCCTCTGTTGCAGGATGATTGATATACTTATCGTATATCTGTTTTGCTGTTAATTTTTGTGTTAATTGTTCCATAAGTTAAACTGTTTTAATTTTTATTTATTTTAATATATGAATTATTCTTTGTATTTCCAAATATAACCGAAAGAAGTTTTTTGTTTACCTCTACAACAGTGGGATATAGCAACTTCACTTTTATTTAAAAAATTAGCTGCTTCTCTTATAGAGAGAAATTCATTAATTAAATTATTACTTTTATCAAATTGCAATACAGACTTAATTAAATCATTTCGTTTTGGATTATTTTTTCTTTTCCAATTTTTTTCCTTAGTTACTCCTTCTCTACCTTTTGATTTATGTTGTTTTAATGTTGGTGGAGTTCCATCCCATTTATCTTTATATAACCAAATACACCCATGTGCTGATCTTCTATTTCCTTTACATACTTCACATATAGCTGAACTTGGGACTCCTGTTTTAGAATATGCTTCACCCATTGATTTATATTCCGCTATAAAATTTCCTTGTTTATTAAATTGTAAAACAGCTGTACTTGTTCCTAAATCCCAAGTTATTTTTTGTCCTTTAAGTTTACTACTTACTGTTGGTTTTTTAATTCCTTTTTGTTTATTTCCTATTAGTTTTTTAGCTGAATCGGTTTGTTGGTTTGGTCCTCCACCTCCTTTATTTCTATTTAATAAAGTTATATTCCAACTATTAAATAATTCAATCCACCATTGTTCCCAAAATATCCATTCATTTTCTTCTACATCATCAATTACTTCAAGAGTTACATCTTTACTAAAATTTACTCTATGTTCTCTCAGTCGTCTATTTGGTTTATTAGTTTTACCTAAATAAATCGGAATATTATTTTCTACTAATATATAAATTGAAATCATAATGGCACGTTTATTATAAATATTGTGCCATTATGTTTCTTATATTAATTTGATAAAGGAAGTTTAATAGAGGGATGAGATTGATAATTTTCCAATGTAAAATCCCCTACTTCCATGCTGCTAACCCACCCATCAATTGTTTGATATTCATGATTCCAAAACTCAGTGTTAATGATTAATTTAGGTAAACTGTATGGTGTTCTTGTTAATTGTTCTTTAATACCATCTATATGATTATTATAGATATGACAATCTCCAAGATTACCTATTAATTCATATGGAATCATTCCTACCTCTTGAGCTATGATTTCTAATAACAGCCCATAACTAGCAATGTTAAATGGCAACCCTAACCCTACATCTACACTACGTTGATTCCAGGCTAAACTTAGATAACGTTTTCCATTTTCTTCATGTGAGTAGCATTGGAAACTAAAGTGACAAGGAGGAAGTACCATTTGGTCTAATTCACCTACATTCCAAGCATTAACCATTAATCGTCTTGAGTCTGGATTTGTTTTAAGGTCGTTGATTAGGTTTGTAATTTGATCTATACCTACTAAATAATGTTCACGTCCTTCAGTACCATATACTACTTTTAAGATATCATGTTGTCCTTCATGAAATCCTTTCCAATCTCTCCATTGCTTACCGTACACGGGACCTAACTCACCCCACTTCTTAGCAAACTCATCATCGGTTTTGATTTTATCGATGAATTCTTCTTTTGTGAATGGTTCAGTTAATGTTCTATTTTTCTTAGAATTTTCTAATAATTTGGTTTTACCAACGTATTCCCCTTTATTATATCTTTTAATATAAGCTTGGTAGCAATCACCATCCCAGATATGACAACCATTATCAACTAGGAACTTAATGTTTGTGGACCCGGAAAGAAACCAAATGAGCTCAGTCACCATTGTCTTCCAAGCCATCTTCTTGGTAGTAAGTACTGGAAACCCATCACTCATCTTATGACGAATCTGTCTACCGAATACTGATAAAGTACCAGTACCTGTTCTGTCTTTCTTCTCTACTCCATTGTCAAGAATGTCTTTAAGGAGTGCTTGGTATTGTCTATCTATACTACTCTCTTCCTCCAATAAATCTTGAAGTCTTTTAATCTCAGCAATGACATCATCACCGAATTCAATCTTATACATAATGGACAAGTCTATAGCTTGTATCTTATAGATGTTTAATATCTCTCTAAGTATTTGTTCTTTCTTACTCATAACTTTCTATTGTTTTACTGTTGTGTTAATTATAATAGGTAAATCACCTTCAGGGGACATTTTTAATAATTGATAATATTTTTCATCCCCAACAATACCATCAACACTCCATTCTGTTTTAATTCCATTTTCATAAATTGGAATTGAGTAAGTCTCATCTTTATTTTCCATAGGTTTTATCGTAGTAATCATGTTCATGTTGAAACAACTCTCGATCTTCATCTCCAGAATAAAAAGCGTCTTTTATTTGCTCATACTCTTTTTCAAGGAATATTTGCTTAACTCCAATTGGTACTTTTATGTCAATTGCTTCTAAATTATCAAACAATTCTTGCATTGCTGTTTTTCTATTTTCCATAGGTTTCGTTGTAGTTCCTGAAGTTATTTTGTCAGCATTTGGATTGCTGAAATCTACTTGTTGTGTGTGTTTATTTAGATTATCCATACCTTCAACCAATGCCGTCTTATAACCCAGTACAACTTGGTCTGGTGTTTGAACTTTTTTCATAATTTGTCTTTGCTTAGGGGTTCTATTATTACAATCAGTTATTTCATTGCCCTGACATATACAATCAGGATATGAACAACCTAAATCCTCTTCATCAATGGTTTTGGCATAAGGAGTTTCACTATATCTATGTTCTGGTTTATCCATCACTAGTTCAAATAAAACTTCTTTACCTTCATATAGATTATATCCATCCATCCAAGTTTGACTATCAGGATGTAATGGAATAGAATCGTAACCTGATGTCAGTTCGTCTCTCATTACTTGGTACAGTACAAACCAACCTGCTTTTGTGTTCTTAAGTATTCCTTTATTCATATCAATCATTTTCAATATCTACATCCCAACTTGCAACTACAAATCTTAACTCCAATCGGTACATATCATCCCCATCCATGTAACATACTGCTTCAAACCCACCAGTACCTGATAAGTATGTGTATTGTTCTTTCTCAGCACCATCATAAGCATCTCTTAATAATCTTGTAGCTGTTGTGATTAGTCTACCTGTAGATGGTGTTTCACCTTCACTATCAACCCAAGTCCAACTTAATGCTTCCATTGTTTTATAGACCTTATCCCAGTTGAAGTTTTCTACAATCTCATCGATTAGTTGTTCTCTACTTTTTTTCATAACTTTATTTGTCTAATAACTTTTTTAAAATGTAATGTTCTACTTCTAGTAGTTCTGATACTGCTCCTACGTGGTAACTAATATCTTTTGTATGTTGTTGCACTGTGGAGTGGTATTGTTTCCTCTCACTAATGTACTTCAATAGTCTTTCTAATTGTTCCTCTGTCATAACTTATTTCTTATATCATAAAGATAAGAAATGGTTTGGCGAAAGCCAAACCAATCTTTCAAATCTTTAAATTCTTTAAGTTTTTACCTTCAGCATATAATTGAGCTTCAATCGATATCATCATACATAATGATAGTAAAGCATCAAATTTGAAATAAGCCAATTTAGCTAATACATCATTAGGTACCTCATTAACTATTTCAGCTGATTTTTTAATCCATATCTTCGACGTCATGTGTTTTAGACCATTTAACTTTTTTAACTCTACCTGGTTTTTTACGATCATTTAACCATAACTGCAGACATTCAACTCGTTGTTTGTTTGTTGTTTTACTCATTTATTTTCTTTTAAAATATTAATAATATCGACTATTTTAGAACACTCCTCATATAACTCTTGAGTAATGTAATGTTTGAGATTATCCTCTAATGTTTCTACAAAGTACCTTCTATCTAAAGTTAAATCATAAATTTTATTATCTTCTAGATTAACTACAGACAGAACATGAATATGTTGTTTTTTAGTTTCAATATTCGCTAATACGCCTTCAACTATTGATTTACATATTTTAAAGTCCTTATTATTAATCATTTCCTGAAATTCATCAGGACTATCGACTGTTAATTCAAGCGGTTTATAAGACATATTAGAACAGGTTTAAAAAATTATCGTTAATATATTTTGATTTGAGATATGAATTTCTCTCATCATTCTTTAATATTTTGTTAGCTAATGACTCTAAGTGTTTTTGTTTACTTTTTTCATAGTCCTTAACTATCTGGTCGTGTTTTTTCTTTTTCATAATCTTGATACTAAATCATAATCATCATCTGAATCACTCTTAGGTGGATCATATAAACCTAATTCTTTCATTCGTTGAAGCGTATAATCATCCATTTCAAAATTAATAGCTTCAGTTGTATTACTTACTGGCTTATGATCCTCTAATTGAGTCAAATCCTTACCCGTAAATATGTCACCGATAGTTAAATAATAACAATTGTAACAAAGGAACTCTAAATTCTCAATTCTGTAATTTTTCTTATTATTATCTTTAAAATGGAGAATAATAGGTACTTTATAATCTAATAATCGTCTCTCATGGAACCCACAATTGTAACACTCCTCATTTAAAAATCCCTCCTCGATTAAACGTTTTTTCATTTTCTCAGGAGTATGAGAAGTCATAGGTACTCTACCCTCAATAATATCTAATAAGGCGGGTTGTTTTTTACTATTCTTTAAATACTTAGCAATACCTAAACCCTGTTGATTTAAATGTTGTTCAAATAAACTTGGGTACCCTTCCTTAGTAGCCTCATATAACTTAGCCCACTTCTTATAATGTTGATAACTAACATTAAGATATCTAGCCGCGCTTCTATTAGATAATGTCTGAGACATCGCGGCTAGTATTTGTTCTTTACTTAATGGTTTTGGTAAAGGCATTAGTCACTTAAATTAGAATTATCAATTTGAGTGAAATCAACTTGTTCTAAATTAAAATCATTTGGAATTGGATCTGCATCTAAATCTTCTTCAAACATTGGAATTGGTTTTGATACGATTTCGTTTTCCATTTCCATATATCGGAAGTAAGTTTCTTCTTCCATAATAAGTAATTCAGTACAAGTGTGATCACCGCTTCCTAATTGAACAGGCACACCACGTTTCATACCCGCAGTTGAACATTCAACACAAGTAACAGCGGTTGGTAATGCTTTCAATCTACCAGCTGGAATTTCAGTTTTGCAGAATTTACAAAGTTTAGTCATTTTTACATTTTTGTTTTCGATAGTAACTTTCATAACTTATTTTCTTTAATGATATAAAGATAACATCAAAAATTTGCTTTTCAAAACATTTCTTTAAATCTTTAATCTTCTTAAGATATTACTCATCATCATCTTCTTCATCATCATCATTTTCAATATCGGGTCCGTCTTGAGTTTTATTATCAATTCTATTTAAGAACTCCCATAACTCATCAGGTGATTTGATGTACATCTTTTCTTCCTCTTTATCATCCTCAGCATACATTAGTGGATACACATCATCTGATATATAATCTTTACGATCGTAAATATACCACATTATCAATTCTGCTTTCCATTGTGGGTAATGAAGCATAATCAAATCCTCAATAACTAAATATAAATTATCTTCATAATCAGATAGATCAATTTGAAAATATTTAAGAAGTTTCTCAGATTGAGTGAATGCTTTCTCTAATGAAGAAACTATATTAATGAAAGCCTCTTTCTCACTTTCCTCCTGAGTTTTATTTCGTTCTGTTACTTTAAGTTTAGAACCGAATACCGTGAAGTCAAACATGTTTAAATTATTTCGTATTCAATGTCAATGTTAGCAAATCCCCAATTATCATCATTTTGAGATTCCTCAAACCATTCAACCCAATCCCAAGGATCATTATAATTTTGTTTTGATGGATGTGATCCATCATTGCCCATCCCTGTGTGGGATAAATGATATATAGGTAAATCAAATTCAGCTTCTAAATTAAATCCATTCAGTACTGCTTTTTTCTGTATATTAGTATCATTGAAACAAGCATACACCATTTGTTCTTCAAATCCTTTAACTTTATTCCATATATCTCTGTGTGCTAATTGAAAATCCCCACAACAATTAATCAAACTATAATTATCATTTGGTGTTACTTTAGCTGGCCAATAAGCAGGAGAGCTTTTTGAATCTAATTCATCTCTATATTTTCTCCAATTATTAAATCCTATTTTCTCAAGTTCAAGATAATCAGCATCCCTTCTAGAAACAGTGTAAAAAGTGTTTTTATTAGCTTTACTAATAAAATCATCTAATGGTTCTTTTTTAGGCATTATTATATCTATAGTAGTACTTACAATCCAATCAGTTGTACATCTTCTTATAAGTAGATTTTGAGCTAATATAAAAGCATAAGGACTTATATTAGGAATAGAACTAGTAAGGTATTTTGATGTTTCTTCTGAAATAATTACATGATGTAGTTTTCCAGTTTTTGGTAATTTATCTTTAAAATTCCATAATACTGGGCCTTTATCTTTTGGAGAATTCCAATCGCAAAACCATACTTCATCAAAAATATCAATCATTGATTCTAAACATACCAAGATTCTTTCATCTTCTTTATGGTTATCATTACGACACCCTAATACAACTCCTTTTGTTTCCATTATTTAATTGTTTCAAATTTAATATTTTTTTCATTTTCTATTAATGATATTACATCTTTATCAATTGTGAATATACAATCATCTTCGTTTCCTATTAACAATCTATATCCTTCATATCCCCAACTTAATAATAAATCAATAGGCGCTCGCTCTCGTTTTTGAACTTCAATATCATCACCACATCTACCATCATAATTCTCTATAAAAATAATAGGCATATTTTTTTTAATAGTTTTTTCTCCTCCAATTAATGCTTTATATTCAAATCCTTGAATATCTAATTTAATAAAATTTAATTTAGGTAAATTGAAATTATCTATAGTGATTGTAGTAGCTTTATCTATTCCATCTTTTTCTGTAAATCCTCTACCTCCCCAATTAATACAATCATCAGCCATATAGACTCCTGGGTTATCCATTGACGTTAAAGTTTCAGTTGATTCTTTATCAGACAAACCTAAACGATATTGTTGAATTATATCACTTAATCCATTAAATAAAGAATTAGTAGATAATACATTGAATATTAAAGGTTGAGGTTCAAAAGCATAAACCTTTCCTTTATTGGCTAATTTAGCAAACTGTACAGTGTGAAAGCCTATATTTGCCCCTCCATCTAATACAATATCATCTTCCTTAATTAATCTAGAATAAAAATAATGTAAATGAGATTCCCAATAACCATAATTATTAATACAATTGCTTATTAAATCATTTTCAATTAAACAAAAATTTCCAAATTCTGTTTCTTTAAAATATATTGATATATCCATATTTATATTGTTGATACTCCTAATTTTTGAACTACAATTGTTGTACATTCTTGAGCAAAAAATATGGCTATATCTATATTTTTGCTTCTAACATATTCAGTGACTAAACCCGCTAAAAATGTATCACCAGCTCCAGATATATCTTTTACTGGAACTTCTTGAGTTGGGTATATTATACCTTGATACTCACAACCATGTTTACCTTTAGTCACTACTATTTTATTCTGTAATATAATATCTCTCTTTAATACATCCAAATTATTCTCAAACTCAACATTATTAATTTTAATAAAACTAAAGTTATGAGCCCAATCACCTAATATTTTCTTAGTATCTAAAAAAGTTAAAGGATGAGATTTAGATATAAATTCAATATCTTCTTCTTCTAAAAAACCCTTACAGTAATCACTAACTACTACAGCATCATAATCTGAATAATTAATATTCTTTAATGTTATGAATCTAACTCGTTCACATTTGTCATTCTCATCAACTCTTAATACTAATTGATTATATTTTGAACAAACATATCTAATTTTTCTAATCTCGGATTTATTAGTAACAAAATCAACTTCAAATCCTAAAGCTTCTATATTCCTAACAACATTTCCAGCCATACCTGGAGTTGATTTCTCATATTCTGGATTAATAATTGGTACTGGTGCCTCTGGGGCTAATCTATTTATAACCCCATAGCGAAAAATATCAACACAACTATCTCCTATAACTAATATTTTCATCGTCTTAAAAATTTACGACCACTTTTAATTTTATCCCTCCAATAGTTTAATAAATCGTTCATAGTTTGCTCAAATGTATATTCTGGCTCCCATCCTGTATGATTTTTAAATTTAGTTGTATCTGGGATTTGTAAATCAGCATCAATAGGTCTTAATCGATCGGGGTCAATAACTATCTCAATATTACTAACAGTTGACTGACTGATTAAATAATTCAACATATCAGCTATTTTACAAGTATATGTACCTCCAATGTTATAATATTCTCCAGATGTTGGGTTAATAGTCACCAACATATGGTATGCTTTAACAGCATCCCTAACATCAGCATATGTCCTCAATGAGTCTAAATTACCAACATATATTTTAGGTTCTTGTAATCCAGCTTCAATCATTGCTATTTGTTTAGCAAATGTTGATTCTGAAAATACATCACCACGTCTAGGACCAGTATGAGTAAACATACGTGTTGTCATAATAGTCATTCCATATGCTTCAGCGTAATAACGACCAACTAAATCTGTTCCTACTTTTGAAATAGCATAAGGTGAAGCTGGGTGGAATGTACATTCTTCATTAATAGGTAATTTTTCTTTAGGTACTCTACCAAATACTTCACTTGACGCACAAACATGAATAACAGCATCTTTGTATAATGAACGACGTAACGCTTCTAATAAATTATTAGTTCCAATGATATTAGTTTGAAGTGTTTCAATAGGTGAATCAAAACTAGTTTGAGGATAAGATTGAGCAGCCAAATGAAAAACATAATTTGGTTTTGATTTATCTACAGCGACCAACAATGAAGCTAAGTCATTTAGGTCACCATAGATAAGTTCAATACGATCTTTTTTATTTATCTCATTTGATAGATGTTCAATATTTTCTAATGAGTCCGCCCATCTAGCTAAACCATATATTTTCCAATCTGTATTTTCTAGTAAATAATCAGCCAAATGTGAACCAACCATTCCTGTTATACCGGTTATTAAAACATTCATTATTTATTATTTTGTTTGAACCATTCAATTGTTTCTTTAATTCCATCTTCAAAAGTATAAGATGGTTTAAATCCTAATTCATTTTGAATTCTTTCAGTACTTACCGCTCTGAATGGAATAGTTGTTGGTTTAGTTTCATCCCAAACTACCTCAGGTGTTTGGCCTGTTGCTTTTAAAATTGAATTTACAATATCACTTATTGTTATACCACCACCATAACCTAAATTATATGGTTTCATTGACTCTCCATTTTCTAATATTAATAAAGCTCCTTTAACAACATCTTTAACATATAGAAAATCTCTAACTACATCTGGGCTACCCCAAACTACAAATGGGTTTTCACCACTTAAGTGTCTTTTGATAAGTGCTGGTACTACATGGCATGTTTTTAAATCAAAATTATCAAAAGGACCAAATATAGCAGTACATCTAGCTAAAGCGATTTCTAATCCTGAAAATTTAGAAACATGTTCCATCAATTTTTCTCTATATCTTCTGGCCCAACCATAACCATAATAAGATTTATATGGTTCATCTACCCAATATTCATCTTCAGTTAATGGTTTTCTAATGTCTGGATATCCAGTTGAACTATTCAAATCTAAAAATCGTTTTACTCCTGTTTTAACACAAGCATCTAAAACATTACTAATTAGAGTTAATTGTTTTAATGATATTTGAATATCAGTTGGTACTGTTGATGGGTGAGCTACTTGACCACCACAATGGATAACATACTCAGCTCCATCAATTAATTTAATACAATCTTCTAGTTTAGTTAAATTAATATTTTCTATAACTTCAATTCTATCATCATTAACTTGAAGTGGAGAATGATATGTGTGTGTTCTAACTTTAGCTCCAACTTCTACTAACTCAAGTAAAAAATGAGATCCAATAAAACCAGATCCACCAGTGACAACAACTTGTTTATTTTTTAAAAAATGTTCCATATTAATGATCTACAAATGCGTTATAACGTTTATCTAAAATTTCTTTATTATTCAAAAACCATTCTGTGGTTTGTTTAATTCCTTCATCTAATGAGACTGAAATGTCAAAACCATAGGATTTAGCTCGAGTCATATCAAATAATCTAATAGCGTCTCCACCTGGTTTATCAGTTAACCATTTTACTTCTAAATTTTTTCCAGAATGTTTAACTACCATATCAACTACTTCTTTAATTGAATATCCTTTACCTGAACCTAAATTTAAAGGTTGAGTAATTTGATTTTCAACAGCAAATAACATTCCTAATGCTACATCATCTGCGTGGATAAAATCTCTAATAGTTGAACCATCTCCCCAAACTTCTAAAGTATCATTTTCTTGAGCTTTTCTAACTAACGATGGAACAACCATAGCATTAGCTGGGTTAAAATTATCATAGGCCCCATAAACGTTAGCTGGTCTCACAATAGAAACTTTATTCCATCCATATTGAATAGAATATGCTTCAGCCTGCATTTCTCCCATTCTTTTAGCCCAACCTGCAAAACGATCAT